GTTTGGACAGTGATATATAAGTGCTAGGTCCTCATAACCTTTGTGCAATGACATAGTGTTACACCAGGCTATTAGTTGCTTCTGCTGTTCTGCCTCTGTTGAGACTATTCCTTTATATTTTGTCATTTTCATTCCCCCCAATCTAAAGCCTGTCCGCAATAAGGACAATAATTGTATTGCCAACCGTTAGCAAAGCTAAAAAGATTTTTCCCACAGTTAGGGCAAAGCTCATAAAGCGGATATTCTTTGCTTAACATCACTTTCTTCGGTATCTGCTTTTCAACCGCTTCTTTAACTGTCATGCCTATTGTGAGTTCACACTCTTTCATTGCCTGTTCAACACCGCTTTTTACAGCTTTATCAAAATCCTTTTTTGGCATATTAACTGTTACTTTATTATTCATTTAACAAAATCCTTTCTTTGATAGTTTCCATTATCTTCACCAACCTTTTCCAACTCTCACTTAATAAGACAAACTCAATTCAAATGATTTAAATGTTCAATGGCTTCATCACTTGATTATCTTATTATATATTTCTTCCTTTGTAATATCGCCACAAACAACTGTTGTTTCTGGATTGATAGCTTTATATAAGTCTGTTCTTGGCTTCAAAAGCTCATTTGCCACGTTTATATCAATGCCTACGTTTTTGTTGTTTAACTTTGCCATTGTCAGCCCTCCTGTTCCAATAATTCGGGATTGTCGTGGATGTTGCCGACAACTTCATATTCAGCTGTAACATTGTCAGCCACGCATAAAAAGGGGCTTTCCCCGTAAGAAAAGCATAAGCCTTCATCATCAAAAAATACGACATCAGTAGTGATATCTGTATATTCTTTCGTATCATCGTCAAATGGGGACTGATATTTATGAACTATTTTCAAAATATCCCCCTCAAAAATCTTCCTGCCGTTCTTGTCGGTCAAGCCGGTGAATTGTCCGACTGTATCAACATAAACGGTATATTTTTCTATTTTGGGATATTGCTGATAAATAATAGCAAAATCTCCGCCTTCGTTATTTGGAAAAATACCTCCATAAACCCAATTAGAATCAATAGGAGAACCGTCTAATCTAACTTTTTCCCCTTTTTTCCGAGTTTGTCCTCTAAACAATATCTCTCTCATTGCTTATTCCTCCTGTTCTCGCTCGAATTTTAATTCCAATTCATCACTCTTAGTATTAATGCTTATATCAGCAAACCTTACACGATTAAGGTACTCTTTAGCGTTCAAGGTTATCACTCCAATCTAACCTCTGTCCACAATAATGACAGTAAGTATATCCCCAACCATTAGCAAAGCTAAAAAGATTTTTCCCACAGTTAGGGCAAAGCTCATAAAGCGGATATTCTTTGCTTAACATCATTTTCTTCGGTATCTGCTTTTCAACCGCTTCTTTAACTGTCATGCCTATTGTGAGTTCACACTCTTTCATTGCCTGTTCAACAACATCTTCTGATGCCTTTTCCTCAGCCTCTTCAATGTCAATAGGACAACCTGAATTTTCTGCTAAATTATCAGTCATTTTCTTTGCTATACTATCCCTAGACTTTTCTTTATCCACTAATTCTCTAAATCTAGCTAGTTCCATAGTTTTCTTTCCTTTCTTCAAAATCATTCAAACTTTAATTACACAATTAATTCTTTTAACTACATCATTTTAAACTTTCGTGATGTAGTTAATTTAACTAAATCTAATTAATTCAGAGTTGCTTTATTTTAGTTATTTTTTTCTAGTCTTTGTTTAATAGCATTGACTATATACATATTTATGCTTTCATTCTTCTTTTCTGCTTCTGCTTGTATGTGTTTTTTGAGTTCATCACTCTTTTTAATTCGTACAGTAATAACATCATATGCTTTCTTGTCGTACTTTGCAGTTGCTTTTTTTTGTGCTTCCGTTTTCATTCTTTCGCCCTCCCGTAATAGGTATATATATATTATACTTATTTCAACCAAAGGTTCAATGTACATATTGCACAAATACCGTATGCAGTATATGTGCAAATGTTACAAACATAAATTTTTTTGAATAAAATGCTTGACTATGTACCGTAGTCGGTATATAATGAAGACAATCCAAGAGGGAAACAACCCAAAGACATAATGATATTATTAAAAAAAAAGCCACCCGAAAGGGTGGCACAGAAAGGAAAATAACTATGAAATACTATGTAATCGGTACAAGAAAGTACACTAATGCAAAGCACACAGACTTTACGGATGAATGGACTGCTTATCAAGGCTTTGACTATGAGGAAGCAAAGAAAGCACTTGCAGAAGAACAGAACAAATATGAATGTTACTCAACAAAGTACGAGAAAGCCACACACGAAGTATTCGGCGAGGTTTACGACCTACCCGACGACCTAGACACAACAGATGAGGACGAAATTACTAATGCATTGTGCGACTGTTGTTGTGATGATTTTGAATGAGGAGAAAAAAATACAAAAAAAGACTAGGGATAACCCTAGTCTTTTTTTATCATAAAAAACTACATCTCTTATTACTTTGTGTTCTTCTATTAATCTATCCACCTTACTATTGGTTCTCCAAAGCCTGTTCTGCTTCTTCACGGGTAAGGAATATGGATTTTCCGATTGATGTTTCATCAAAACCAATATTATATGTATCGAATATAATTCTTTCAATCTTGTTTTCATATATTCGGATACCGTCAGTTTGATACACCGTATCTCCTACCTTACACGGCAACTCCACAAAACGGTTGCGGTCTTTGAAACATACGCATTTTTCGGCACCTTCTTCATTTAAATCAACGTCGAAATAATTGCACACTTTTTCGTGGATACAATCCTTACAACTTGCCATTGTCAGCCCTCCTGTTCCACGCTTCTCCTGTTTTAAAAGGCTTGAAAAGTTCCCACTTCTTTGTATCTTCGTTGTAAAACAATTTATATTCTTGTGTTGGCATTACTTCTCACCTCTAAAATTACTAAACACAATTGTTACGGCTACACCTAATAAAAAGCAAAACAAATACTTCATATCTTGCCTACTCTCTTTAATGCCATATACTGACCGTATGACAAGTTAGTACCGTTACTCTTATTATAACTTGATAACTCTGATAAGTTATCGTCTAAATGACTTTCTGTTACTGTCTGTTCAGGACTGCAATCATAGCAGAAGTGTCTTTTTATCTTGTTCGTGGTGAAAGCTCGACCACACCACGAACATATTTTTTTGTATTCTTTCTTCATTCTTCTTCCCTTTCGAACTTCAACCCTAGTTCATCAATTACAACCTTGTCTAAGTGATAAGCAAAATTGTCTTCGTCTTCTTCTGCCACCAACTTAAAGTATGTATCCAACAACTTGTCTAACCTAGCCTTGCCAAAGCCGTATTCTCTGTTAAGAGCCACGCAACACATTTTTAATGTTTTGCGTACTATTTTCTCTGTTTCTTTGCCCATCAGTTGCATTACAACTCTGTGGCTTTCCTCGTGTATAAGTTGATTTTCTTTTTTTGTCAACTTATACTTGTTTGGTAATCTACACTTCATCTTATCTCCTCCCATTAAAAATATCCATTGCTTGTACTTGCTTAACACAGTCTAGGTATAGTTGCTTTAGTTGCTCGTCGTCATAATGGTCGTATTGTCCTGACCTTAACTTTGCCTGAAAAAGTACATTAATTGTATCTTCCATTTTCTCACCCCCTAAATTTGTTGTAACTTTCTCTTTTTATAGCACTTTTTAGGCGTTGTAAATGTTCTTTCTACCGTCCACCCATTTTTAAATCTTGTATATAGAGTGTCTTTTGAAATTCCTATTTCATCAGCCCATTGTGCTATTGTTTGCGTTTTGCCTTTGTATGTTATGTAATGATTTCTTCGTGTGTTATTTTCTTGTACTTTCATTGTTACCCACCTGCAATTATCGGGTGAATATCCTTTGTCGTTATCTATACGGTCAATAGTTAGACTATCAGCGTAACCGTTAACCATTGCCCAGTTAATAAAGTTTTCTGCTCCGTGTTTGCCTTGCCATTCATCACATACAGTTATTCCTCTACCGCCATAATTTCTATAGCTTTTGTGTTTCAAATAATAACACCTTTGTATCATTGTATGCCATATATTATAAATCCTTGTGTTTGACATATTATGTTTTGTTAAGGCTCTTACTTTTTCTAAAGATTTTTCCAAGCGTAAACACCCGCAAGACAATGTGTTTCCACATTGCAACCCATTTCCAAGTGTTATACAATCATTTCCACAATCACATTTACATAGAAACATATACTTTCCATATTTGTTTTTTCCACAAGGTTTAATTACCGTCAATCTTCCGTATCTTTTTCCTGACAAATCTTTAAATTTTGGCATTTTAACACCTCTTAATTTAGCCCTAATATTTCCTGCATATTATTGTATTCTTCCTTTATTTTATTTCTTCGCTTGCTTTTGCCTACAATTTCTATAGGGTGGCAGCGTTCAAGAATACGGTCATATATTCTTTGTTTATTTATATCTTGCGGATTTTTCAATGCTTCTATTGATAAATTTGTTGTAATTATCATTGGTAGTTTTATTCTGTATCTTGCGTCTATAATCTGAAATACCTGCTCATTTGCAAAACTTGTGTCCCTCTCTGCTGATAAATCATCAATTACCAGTAAAGAAAAACGGTTAAAACTATCTATGTATTCTTGCTTTTCAAATGTTGCTTGTAAAGCGTTTATTATCCTTGCAAAGTTTGTAACTAAAACGGGATAACCTTTATCAATTAAAGCGTTGGCAACTTCACACGCCGCAAAGGTTTTGCCTGTTCCTACGCTACCATAAAGCAATAAGCCTTTACCTTGCTTTTTCATTTCGTCAAAGTTTTCAACATATTTCTTCATAGCGTTTGTTACTCTGCTGTTTGTCATATCGTCGTTTTCAAAAGTCCATTCCTGCATATTGCTTTCAGGAAAACCAGCACGCCGTAAATTTTTTACTTTTCTTTCAAACTCTATTCTCTTTTTCTCTGCTTCTTCTTTATCTCGTTTTTCAGTTTCACATTTACATAGGCACATAGGACGGCGTTTCATTCCAAAAACTATTACTTCGGTTTGTTTCTTGGTGTGGCACTTACCGCAATATAGTAGTCCGTCCTCACCTACATAATCGCCCTCGTTTTTTTGTATTGCCGTCTTGCTTTTCTCTATTAGATTATCTACGGCTTGCTGTATGCTCATTTATCATCATTCCTTTAGATAAAGTCCAAATCGTCTTCTTCGTTAGGGTTAAAGCACCAACCGTCATTCTTGTTTTTGACTTGGTTGTTACCGTAGTTATTGATAACAAAGAAACTTCCCCAACCTCTACATACAACCTCTGTCAAGTAATCTTTAACTGACATATTACTTTCACTTGCCATATTGTCTAGCTTGTTAAGATTAAGTTTGATACTACTTTCAGTCATTGCTAAGTGTTTTGCTTTCCTGTTATCAAGCCAATCATTCAACAAAGATAATACTTCTTCATCAGTCGAATAACTTTCAAGAATAAAAGAAAAATCTTTTTTCTTTTTATTCTTTTTATTATTAGTATTTGATATATTAGTATTTAATTCTTTAGTATCTTTATATAGATGGTGGTTTTCAACCCCTAGATTTTCTAGAGGTTGATTTTCTACCCCTTGTTTTTTACCTTCTTGTTTTTGTGGTTTTTCGTAAATATTATATTCATATTCAAATCTGCCACTTGAAGTTTCGTTAGGTTTTTTCTTGGTTATTGTTAAATAACCAAACTTTTTCAACTCATTTAAGGCTGATTTTATTGAAGTTTCACTTTCTTTACAAATAGATACTAAACCACTAACAGTATAATCCCAATTTTCCGGTAGTGATAACATCAAAGATAATAAACCTTTTGCTTTAAGGCTCATTTCTTTATTCTTAAAGCAGTTATTACTGATGATTGTGTAATCTTTCGTCTTTTTTACTCTAATTACTGCCATACACTACCCCCCTAAAACGGTAAATCTTCGTCTTGAAAATCCTGTGGCTGAGGATAACCGTTGTAACCATTCATTTGTTGTTGCTGATACTGTGGTGTTTGGTACTGTGGTTGTTGATAACTCTGTTGTGGTGGTTGTTGATACTGTGGTTGGCTATAGCCGTTGCTACTCTGTTCTCTTTTTTCACCTGTAAATGAAACACTATCAGCTACAACTTCTGTTACATAACGATTTGTACCATCTTTTGCTTGATAAGTCCTTGTTTGAAGCTGACCTTCAAGGGCAATCATTGAGCCTTTCTCAAAGTATCGGCATACAAACTCTGCTTGTTTTCTCCAACATACAATATTAATGAAGTCCGTTTGTCTTTCTTCGCCTTGCTTTACATAATTTCTATCTACTGCGATAGAAAAAGATGTTACCGGAATACCACTTGCAGTAGTCTTTAGTTCCAAATTCTGAGTAATTCTACCCATTAAAATAACTCTATTTAACATTTTTATTTAACTCCTTAGCATTTATGAATTTTGCGTCCAAAATACGGACTTTGAATTGCGTTTAATTGTGAAAAAGGTAAATCTTTCATTTTACTTTTTGCTTTGCCTAGTACTTTCTTGTCACACTCATCAGGTGTGCAACCTCTCGTTTTACCTGTCACAATCATATAGTGACAACATCTGTCGTGACTGTTAAGGTATTGATAGTATATACACCCTTTGCAATTGTTTCTCACTGTCCCCACTTCCTATATACTAACTTCTTTTCGCTCCAATCAGGGTAATGTGCCTTTAAATAGCCTTGTATTGCGTTCTTGTACGACTTTGTCTCTTTGCCGTTATCGTATTCAAAGTGGCAACGAATGCACATACAGACTAAATTCTCGGCAATTCCTAGCCCCATACGGCTTCTTGGTATGTAGTGTGCTACCTGTACATTAGGATTGCCACAAATAATGCATTTGTGACTATCCCTACGGTACACTTTCTCTCTAACTGACTTGGATATATCAGTTGCCTTTGTTGATTTCTTCACGCACTCAACAACTCCTTAATCCTAACATCTGTTTCAATCCCATACATTTTGCAATCTTCAACAATGGAATTGAGTAGGATTGTCATTTCTTCTGTGTTGTATGTAGAAGAACCATAGTAACATTGTAACTTAGTTGTGCCTGGAATACGGCTTTCCATAACCTTAACCAACCAACCTACACCATTACTTTCCCATTTTTCCTTGAAAGTAGGAACGCCTTTGGTAGGGATAGCAATAAATTCGCTTGTCCCTACTCTTTCTATGTGGTCGCAGTAAATGTCTTCCTTAGTAATAAGTCTGCCATTCTCTGTAATGTGTTCTAGTTGCAATTTCTTTGCAATCTGTGTACACAACTCCCAACAGAAGTCATTTTGTGATTTACTGCGTTTAGGGCGATACTCCTTAACTTCGATGATATATTCCTTGTTGTCATTTAGCCCTTTGGCAAGTTCTATTAACTGTTGAATTACAACCATAAAACTTGCCTTTTTAAATCTTAATTTGTGCATATCGTCACCTACATATGATGAAGTAGGTTAATAACCTCTTCTGCCTGTTGTAGATTAATACCTTCATTAATCTTATACTTCACTTTCTGCTGGACTTCGTTCAATACACTTGATGATTTAACACCTTTTTTCTTTGCTACTTGGTTAATCTCAAACTTAACTTGCTGGATAGGTAACTGTGGTGGTTCTTGCTTTGGTGGTTGATACTGTGGTTGTGGTGGTTCTTTGCCATTGTTTGTAAAGTCACTATCCTTTGTATCGTCGATAGCGAACAGTCCATTAAGTGCGTATTTTCTTGCATAACTACTTGCAGAACCTGTAATTTGAGAACTGTCCATTCCCTTTTTTGTTTCTTCTTCTCTAGCAAGAGCATTAACACTAATAGTGTTGTCGCTTTCTGCGTCTACAAGTGTTGCAGTTGCTCTGACATAGAACCTATTACCGATTAATTCAAGGCTATCATTAAGCAACACCACACACTTATATTTCATTAGGTGAGGTTTTAGTGCATTGAGTATATCCTCACAATTTCGGTAATTGTATTTTCCAAAGTTATTTCTTTGGTTCTTAGGTGCTTTAAGTTCGGATTGTATCATCATTAACTTAGTTGTTAGTGATGCGTTATCTTTCTTTACTGCTGTACTAGGTACTTCATCAGGTACACTAGGTAGGTTGTTTAAATCAACATTCATATGTTAAACCCTCTCTTTCAAAAAATGTCTTTACTCTCTGCAACTGCTCAATGGTTGCACCTTTGATTGTAAAAGTGCAATCAAATGTATCTTTCACTTCAACCTTCGTTTTTACTTCTGCCGGTGTTTCCTTTGGCTTGTCAATTACATTGTGCCTTGCTACAACATTTTGAATTGCAAATGCTACATTGTGGCACTTGCTATACTCATACATCACTTCATCAGCATATTGCTGATTATTGATAATAGAGATGTCACGTTCTACATTGTCAATGTAAGTTGTACAAGTTTCCCTCAACTTCTTTATGTTGCTTGATAGCAATATTTTGAGGTTCATATCCTCATATTTTGCTAACTTCTGTACTTCTTCACTCTTGGTTAGCAGATAGCCGTTAAAGAAGTCCTTAACTTCATTTAAGATTTCCTTTTTCTTCAAGTCTTCAATCTCTGTTATCTGTCCTTTGAGTTTTTGCTCTGCTTCTTTGTATGGGATTGAAACACACTCTTTGTATTTCTGTTCCCAATCGTTATAAGGCTTTAGTGCCTCAGCTTTAACCCTCTTTCTTTCGTCCATAAGTAAATCGTCCTTGTAACAATCATATTCATAATCTGAGTTATCGTATTCGTCATATTCATCATCACGATAATTATTTCTTTCCCACGCGTCATAGTCGTAATATTCCATTGACTTTATCCTTTCCAGACTATATAATAGCCTTGTAAAACAATATACAGTTTTTCGTGTGGGTGTTGATAATGGCAGTTATCAGCACCTTTTTCTTTAAAATGTTGTATACAAATTAGCTTTAAGTCCGGCTTCAATATATGGAGCGAAAAATTCCTTATAATCACACCAATATTGATATCTGCACAATTCTATTTTTGTAGAGCTGTCACCTCCTCTACAATTAATGCCTTGGTACTTATCTGACCATATATTGATATAAATATCAGCCATTACATCACCATCTTCAAATACTCGGTTAAGTAGGACAATTTTCTGTCCGTCCTTTGGCTTGTCTTCTGTGGTTCTGTACCACTTTACTCCGTTAATTTCAATCATTGATTATCTCTCCTTGCAGTTTAGTTTCTACTTCTTCAACTTCCTTGCCGGTGGCTTCATAGACGCATTTATCGCAAAATTGGTTCTTTGTGATTGCGTAATCGTACTTGTTATAAGAGCTTTTAAACTCTCTAACATAATCTTGCACCATCTTCGGTACTGTATAAGTTACTAAGATATACAACACCGGCAGTAAGAAGATACCACCGTACTTAGTGTTGATACTTATATGACAAGTAAGGCTTATAACTACTATCACCATCATTAATAGTAGAAAGACTATTAACTTAATCTTTCGTTTCTTGTTGTTCTTCATCTGCTTGTACCTCTACCGGCTCTAAGATGTCGCTAAATTCAAGAGTTCCATCTTCAAGCTGTTTTTTGTAATTAAGATTGACGATTTCGTTCTCAAGCTCATCAATCTTAGCCTTATATGTATCTTCAACAATCTTAATGTCGTTTTTGGCTCTGGTTAACTGCTGAGCAAGTTTAAGCTGTTCTTTTTGCAATTCTTTATTCTCATCGGCAAGTTTTTTCTTGCCTTCTGTAATCTCAAAGAAATACTTATCATATATCTTTCGAATTTGAACTTCCTTGTCCCACTGTGATGTTACTATCACTACAATGATTAATAGTATCATCATTACTACTATTCCTAATGTGTTCAATATAATCTACCTTTCTTCGTGAGTAGTAGTTACAAGTAATGCCTCTGTCTCGACTCTGACAGTAGATATGTCTGCACTTACTACAGTTATTGGTTCCTTTTATCTTCATCATTTCACTTTTTTCACTTCCTTTCTTTTGCCTAATTCAGTAGTGCTGAATCAGGATGGTTATTCACATAGTCAGTCATACCCTGACTTATTCTTGAACAGTTGAAAAAAAATAAGTGACTACATTGTCCACTGGTTCACCTATTACCTTACAAATTGCCTTCATTTCACTTTGAGTAAATTCACTTCTATTGTTTAATTTGAAGTTAAGAGTACTAGGATTTATGTGAATTTTTCTAGCTAATTCCTCTTGTGTAATACCCTTTGACTTCAACTTCCCCAACAACTCAGAATAGTTATAAGGTAATGTTCTTGTCTGCACATTAATCACCTCCTGTGACTATATAATACAACTTTGGCTTTCCAAAGTCAATAGTTTTTCCAAAGTTTTTTATATTTTTATCAAAAAATACTTGTGCTTTTCCAAAGTTCATTATATAATAAATCCAAGAGGTGATTATATAAGAATATCAATAAGACCGCTGCTATTACTTTATACCGAATTGCGAAAGCGCTAGACTGTACGATTGAAGATTTGCTAGAAATATAATTGTGAAATAGCTAGACGATAAGTCTAGCTATTTTTTATAATTTTTTTGAAAAATTTTAAAAAAGATTACGAAGAATTTTATCAAATGCTTATTAATCACAAAAGCAAAAAGGCTATCACCTAAGTGATAGCCTTAATACAAAGAATGGAGAATACAAAACCGAGTTACCTTTTGAACAAGAAGTATTATCTTTACTAGATTTTGATAAATCGGTTGACCTATGGAATTATTATTCACCTGAATGATTGGTTGCCCCGGTATCTTTATGAGGAGTACATCTCTGCACAATCAAATTATACCGTATTGATATATTAAAGTCAAGAAAAGACTAGCCAATATGACTAGTCTTTTTGAACAAAATTTAATAAAGGAAGATAATCAATGGAAACTATCTACTTATATTATAATCTTTATGAATTAATAAGTCAAGGCTTGATAAAGTAATACCAACCGTTTCTTCTTGCATAGTAATATCCTTTATATTTGCCACTTTCTGTATAGGAAATAACAGTAAACTTTCTTGCTTTATCCATAGTTTTACTGTATTTAATTTTCCCTTTAACAACTCTATGATATTTACTACCCTTAGGGAAAATTTTAGTTAGATATGTTGATAAACCTTTTTTGTTTAGCATTGAATTAAGTGTATAACCGATATGGTCGTTGTATTTAATCTTGCTAAAGCCTGTCTTATCATCAGCTAACCACTCAACCTTAGTACCTTTAGCCAACTTAACAATAGGTTCATTTGATTTTGCTACAGGGTCGATAAAGGCTTTACGGCGAAGGTAGTAATCTTTCTTCATTGTAACATAGTCTTTGCCTAGTTCCTTTTTAAACTTCTTCCAAATTGTTTCATTGTTACCTACCCATCCAGACCAGCCGGGACACTGTTTAGAACATACATCATAGTGTCTAACAACTCTACTAACAGGAATGCTATATGTATTCATTAACTTTTTTGTTAAAGCAACAGTATTTGCAAAGGTTTTGTCAGAGATTTTTCCGTTGGTACTGCACATCTCAATACTAATTGAATTGTAGTTAGTGCATTTGCCAAACAGATTGTTGTAACCATAATTTACACCAACTGCCCAAGAAGTATTGTTAGGTGATACCACCTCATACACATTGGTATCATCAACAAAATAATGGGCTGAGGCTCCCCTATTTACATTATAGAAGTAATTAGCATTAGCCTTTGCAGTATCTGTTGTGTTACCTGTATAGTGGATTACAATATAGTGTCTGCCACTGTTGCCTTTTTCATAATTACACTTTGTATGTATTTTTTTCAGTTTGTATGACATCAGTTATCACCTTCTTCAGGGAGACCTGCAACAGAGGTTAAAATAGATAGTACACCGGCTAATAAACTTGCTGAGGCAACGGCAATCCAATCAACTTCGCTCATTACAGTTGCTACACCGATTGTAGCAACTGCTGTCTGACATACTGTTTTAATTGCTCTTACTCCAGCTTTCTTAATCCAATTTTTCCAATCACGCATATTTTTTACTTCCTTTCTTCTAGGTCACTAATTCTGTGATTAGCGACTTTTATTTCTTCATCAATTATGGATAGCCTTTCTTCGACTTTATAAGTTCGTTCGACTACTGTATTGTGTTTATCTACTTTCTTTTCTAGCTCTTTTATTCTGTAAGTTGTTAATCTTGTGTTACAAATAATGCCAATAACTGAGCCAATACCAGAGCCGACTAAGCCAATAAGTGCAGTAATTACATCACTTGACATTGTCACTCACCCACTTTCTCATCCTCGTTTGGTTCTTCTGTTACTTCATCAGTAGCATACCAACTTTCAATAGTTAGCATATCATCTGTTAAGACTGACTTACTATACCAGCTTAGTGCGTATGCTCTGACTTGGTATTCATCAAGTCTGTTTTTCATAGTAGACAGAGTTCTTTTAATACAAAATCGTATGTATTAACTCTCCTTTGCCATTAAATATAAAATTGAATCAAATTCAGCATCTGCATACTGATTAAAACCACTTTCAGCTGGATGTACACAGTCAGTACAGTAAGAAACCAAAGTTTTGTTTCTCTTGTTTGCAGTAACCTCTTTCATAGGCATATTATGTATAACATCAATTCTATTTGACATTTGAACAAATATAACATATTCATATTCTTTAGCTAAGCTTTCATACACCTTGTTCAAGTCATAAATATAACGATTTTGACGAATCTGTGGCATTGAGTTTCCATAAGACTGCCTATTGTGAGGATACATATAATGGTATCCCTCAAGGATAATCTTACAAGACGGAAAACTTGCATGGGTATTTTCTATAAGTTTCCTTGCTCTTGTTTTTAAGTCTTCCCAATTAAAACTTGATGAAAATGCTCCACTTTCATAATCATTCCAACCTAGCAGAATTATTAAGTAATCCAATTGAGATTCACCTAAATCATACTTAACAAAATGGCCCATAGATATATTATTATACTCATTTACCCACAAATAATTATTACCGTATGCCGATGGCAATGAATTTGGGTTTTCGGTGTAATTAGCCCATGTATATCCACCGGTTCCTGTAAATCTATTACCTGTTCCTTGTCCTATAGAACGACCAATTAGTTTAACATTCGTTAAGTTTGTTGATTTAATTAAATTAGCCATTTCAGCACTACGATACCCCATACCTGTTAGGCTATCACCAAGATACATTATATTTTTTGTTATGTTATGTATTTTTGATATATCTGTAACATATATCTTTACACGCTTACTATCAATAACTTTGCCTTCATTATTAAGTAGCTGAAATAGAGGCAAGTCATTAGGCTTACGCAATAAATCGCTATCATAATCAGCTGGACAAGTGATAACGATTTTGTCGCTGTATTCAGTTACATATCCACCCATATTAACAAGTCTTACATTGTACTTGTTTTCAACATATTCAGATGTTGATAAGTACATTCCATATTTGAAAAGTTCAAGTGTTTCGCCCTTTTGCATATAATAATTATCTGGTAAATCTAATTTGCATTCTTCCTTATTGATAATATATCTTGTGTCATTTTCTGCGATTGTATTAATGCTTTTGCCTTTTATATGTGCTTCTGTAATCTTACTAAAGTCAGTACCACCGTACCAAAGCCAAATAATGTATTTGTATCCAGCGACAGGACTAAATATAATTTTGTTTTTGGTATCTGCAATAACTTTAGTAAATTTATTATTGCTATCATATTCAAAAACACTCGCATACAATGTAGGTTTATCCGTTGTGATTGTCACATTACTATATTGCGATAAGTCAAGTTTATCGGTGATAAAAGCTGGCCCATCTTTCTCTTCGCCTGTTACTTTGTCAATTGAACCAATTTTGTAATTACAATCTACATTGTAATAGCCGGTCGAACTGACTGACAAGTCTGTAACACACTTATCAATAGCAGTAGTATTAGCTTCAATTGCTTTGTTTGTTGATGTCTTGTAAGTGTTAAAATCAGTAGTATCCACTTTGCTATTAACTGCATTATCATTGCTAGTCTTATAGCTATTAAAATCTGTTTTATCAAGCTTATCAGCTTTCAAACTTTCAATAGCAGCAAGAGGTACTTCCAGCTTACTATTAACATAGTCAAATACTGCTTTGGTGTCAGGATAATAGTCTAAACTAGGATGTGTAATCTCACTTACCTTATTGGATACATTTTCTTTGGTATCTAAAGTTGTATTGATTTCATCAACACTGTTATTAAAATTCTGTCTATCTGTGTTAGCTTGATCGACAATGCTATTAGCCTTGTCAGCTAGTGCTTGTACATCTGTTCTGTGTTGAGTTTCTAACTGCGTTTCTTTACTTTCAACATTGCTAAGTCTTGTAACAATTTCATCAGCACTTTCAAGCTTGTCAATGTTATCAACAAGTGTCTGTACTCTATCAGCTTTATCTTCAATGTCTTTAATCTCGATTAGTGCGTCAAGTAGCTTTCCAAATTCTTGACTTGCTACGATTTCTGTTTCATCAGAGATTACAGACTCAGCAACCTTTACTGTAAAAGTTGCTGATGTTACAAACTGTTGATTGTCTTGCAAAATCACTTCACAATTCAGCAATCCTGGTGTGTCTAACATTGTCTTAGTTAATTCAACAGTGATGATATTGTTTGTTGTATTAACTACAGCAGTATTAACTGCTTTAGTTTTGTTATTAATACTTGCTTTGACTGTTGCTACATAGTTACTAGATAAAGTGATAGTGTTTCCACTTTCTGTGAGAGTAATATCAATAAATCTTGTTTTACTGTCGCCCTGATGGGCGTTGAGTACTGTAAACGCTCTAGTATCGTTGACATCTAGAGTGATTTTTTGATGTTGTAGTTGCAATTCTATTCCTCCTTTTTAAATATATTTGCTAAGGTTTTTTTTGGTGTGCCTAATTCAATAGTGGTGTATCGCCCTAATAAAGTATCAAACACAACTTTAGTTACTTTTGCCTTTGCAGTCGATTGCAAAGTTGGGAAATATACCGACACAGTATCACACAACGCTATATTCTTCATTTCTTCAAGCTCGTTTTCTGCTGTAATAGTTAAAGATACCTCCGGTACTGTCAGTTGATTTGCTTTAACATATGACTCTGTCGCATTATATATGTTAAGATAGACCGTTGCACCTGGTGTGTTCATATCCATTTTCTTAGATTTAAGCGTTTCGGTTAAATCTAATTCCAATACTTTGCGATGAAAAGTTAAATCGTCAATTAAGGTGTACACATAAGGACCACCATTTCGGTGCAGATTAAGAATTCCGTATACGGTTTCGCCCGTTCCGGAGTCTTTGCCAAGTTCAACTTTCACAAATGGATAGATATGAGTGTACATTTTTTCAATATTCTTTTCCTGCTGAAAAGATTTAAGATTAACACCGTATTTAATTACAAGATTTTTTTCAGTACCTCTTGATTTTAAAAATTCAATGTCAAAGTTATTCCACTTATATTCGCCCTTGAAAATTTGTAATAGTGACTTAGAGTCACCACCAAGAAAATCGCCAATCGTGCGAATAGAGTGTACGTCTACTTTGTCTGATTCTGTTGTAATATCAGAAGCAAAAGTAAATTCTTTATCTGCAAATATTGCACCATTCGCAAAATTTTGACTATATACAAAATCAAAAATTTCTTTAGGTTTGCCGGTGTGAACACCATAGGAAAAATGATTATCTACTGCTACATAATATCCACCTTGGATTAGATTATAGTTAAGAAAATAATGGATGTGCCTGCCAGTGAAGGTCCTTTTTCTATCTGTAATCGTTGAGTTTTCTGAATATAGTTCAAAAATCTGTGGGACCTGCTGAGGGTTAGCTTTTAGCTTGACAAATTTCCCAACCTCAACTTTTTTTGATAGTGGGTCGGCATCAGAAATAACTATAGTAATTGAGCATTCAAAAATGCCGTTTCTTTCTTCCGTTACTGTACATTCTGCACAAGTTGTTAAAACTCCTAGACCGTTAGTGTTTAGTAATTCTTCTTTTGTGGATTTTTCTGCGTACAAAATAGGTAACACTATAATCGCCTCCAGTTAGGCACTACTTTAACTATAGTGCCGGAATTGGCTTGAACACTAATAGAATTCAAGCCAGGTGAGAAGGTTGGAAAATAAATACCGTTCACGCATTCATTATGAATTTCATTGTTCATAATACAATTACGGTTTTCTGTGTCGATAATGACAGAACCGGTGATGTTTTTGACCGTAAAAGTGTGTCTGTTTGCGTAGAATGTAATCGTCTTATTTTCTCCTTCGACAGAAATTAAGATTTTGGGATAGGATATTTCTTTTTCAGGGTTGTACATTGTTATTGGTGCTGAAAGAGTAGCACTACTAACATCAATAGCTTTTTGACCTTCATAAGAATACAAAAACGGTTCACAAGTGAATTTAATTGTAGTCCTCATAACACCAGCATTGCCAACTTGTAAATCAGATATATCAGTTACTATGGCGTTATAGAAATAACCTTCCATATAATCTAGATAAAGTTGACTATATTCTGTACCGATAAGCCATTCAGACAGTCTTTTTCCTAGCTCTGCAATATTTAGCTCGCAAAGCGTAGGAAGAAAGGCGATTTGTTCTTCAAGCTCAATTGAATTATAAGACAAATTATCTTTAACAACTTTCTTACTTCGTCCTGGGATGTCAACTAGTTCAATGTTTGGCATTGCAAACTTGCGTTTCTTCTGCTCTTCTACAACTCCGCCGATTTCACTCAGCCAGTTATCTTTGAATTTTAAATCGAACATTTTAATCACCACGCTTTCTGCTGCTGAGCAATGTCGGCAGCTAGAAGTTCTGACATCCTTCTTGTGATGGACTGTAAATCACTATCACTATAATTATTAAAGTTATCAACATTAAGGGTAAATGTTATGCCATTTGAGCCTTGCTGACTTGCAGTTGACTGCAAAACATTGCTATCAGCAACTAGTTGACCACTTGAGTTCGTTGCAATGCCGGCTATCGCAGGTGTCAAAGTTGGCATATCAAAACTGCTGTAAGCATCAACTACTTGTCTCATTTGGTCCTTTGCGCTTGCTACAACACCTTTTGTACTATCTTCAATACCAACTCCGATGCCTTCACCAACATATCGACCGACTTCATCACGCATAACTGTTGAAGGTGAGTGGATGCCGAAAAAGTCTTTGATTCCGTCAATTACGCTGTCCACAAAACCTGAGATTTTATCTTTGATCCATTTAACGCAGTTTTTAATACCGTTCCACAAGCCTTGCACAACATTTTTGCCGATGTTCCACATCTCTTTGCCCAGTGACGCTAAACCTTTAACAATTGCAACGACAATTTGAGGCAGATTTTTAACAAGTTGTACAAGCATTTTAGGGATTGCTTTTACAATACCCATAAATAGTTGTACTGCACCTTTAATCAGTGTTGGCAAATTTTTAATCAAGGTTTTTACAATAGTAATAACGATTTTTGGAATTTGTGGAATTAACTTTGTAATGAAAATTGGGATTGCTTTAATTAAGCCCATCATCAACTGAATACCACCTTTGATAATAGCGTCAATGCTACTAATTAAACCGTTTACAATGCAAGTAATAATTTTTGGTAGGTTTTTTACAATCGCCGAAATTATTTTAGGTATTGCTTTGATGATGCCCATCAACATTTTGATTGCACCGTTAATGATTTTAGGTAATGCTTTGACCAGTGTGCGGACAGTAGTGTTAATAATTTTTGGCAGTGCTTGCAACAAGGCATCTATCACTTGTGGGATAGCATCAATGATACCACTAAGCATTTGGACTGCCGCATTAATAATAATGTCAATGCTATTTAACAGTGTTGTTGAAATAGTGTTAATAATAGACGGCAACTGCTGAGAAAGAGAAATAACCACTTGCGGAATAGCATTAACGATAGCAGATAATAGTTCTGTGCCAGTGGCTAGAATTTGTGGAATTGACTTTATTAAAACATTGATAATTGTAGTAATTATCTTCGGCAGTTGTTGAGCCAATTTTGGGATTGATTGAGTAATACCATTTACGATCGAAGTTAGGATTTTAACACCTGCCGTTAAAATTCTTGGCACCTGCTGAATAATAACTTGAACTAGTGATGTTATCAATTTCGCCCCCGCCGTTGCCAGTTTTGGCAAGGCATTAATAATGCCGGACACAAGAGAATTAATAATTTTAGGAGCAGTATTTGAAACTGTAGTAATCAACTTTGTAACAATGTTAATCACTTGCGGGATAACTTGTTCGGCAAGTTTCGGAAGTTCGCTAGCAATTGTGGAACTTAAAGAATTAACTATGTTTAAGAACTGTGGAAGTACCTTTTTCGCAGACTTAATAACATTATCAATGCCTTTTTCAATTTGACCTGTTGCACCGGTTTGACCTAGTGCCAAACTAGTAAGACCGTCCGTCACTTGGGTCACACCCGGCAGAAGATTACTAACAAGAGAATTTTTGATAGTTCCTGCCGTTGTTTTTAATGTAGTTAAACTGTCTTGATACTTAGCTGATGCCTTAACGGCATCTTCGCCAATCACCATATTGTTTTTCTTTGCAGAGTCCAACATCTGCTGAATTCCTTTGGAGCCTGAATTCAGCATTGGTGCAAGTTCTTGCGCTACTTTAGAGCCAAATAATTCTGTTGCTTTCGTTGCAGGATCGGCACTGTCTGCACATTGCTTTAATGCGTCAGTAAGTCCGATTTTGCTACCGGCAGAAGTTAAGGATTTTGAAGCCTTTTTTAACACGTTAATGTTAGTTCCTGACAGTTCCGCGGCGTAAGAAAGTTGTTGATATTCTTCTGACGATACTCTCATTTTTTGGGACTGCTTGTCGATAGCGTCACCGGCTTCAGCTGCTGAACTAACTGAGTCAGAGAGTGCAGAGCCTAGATTTTTAAGTCCCGTTACTGCTGACTTAATAGCACTTGCTGTAAGATTTGCAACGATACCTTTAAAAACTGTAAAGCCTTCCTTCGCTGATGAGGCTTTGTCGCCACTATCTTTTACTGCTGCACCGATTTCTTTAACTTTTGACTTGCTCTTTGATGAGTTAGTTCCCAGTTCATCAATTGACTTACTAGCACCGTCAATTTTCTTGTCACTGCTATTTGCTGAGTTTCCTATATCGTCAACTTGTTTTTTACAATTTTTTAACTCTGTTTCAGTCTTTGCAACTTCACGTTCAAATGCTCGATACTGTCCTTCGTCAATTTCGCCGTTTGCAAGCTTATTTTTAATTTGACTTTGTACATCTTTGAGCGTTTCCAACTTTCTGTTTGTTGCGTCAACAGACTTATTGAGTAGTTCTTCTTTTTGATTTAATAAAATTGTGTTTGTTGGGTCTAGCTTTAGTAGTCTTTCGACTTGTTTAAGTTCTGACTGTATATCTCTAGACTCTTTGTTCACATCTTTAAGTGCAGTTGATAGAGCTGTTGTATCAGCTCCAAGTTTGACTGTAATTCCTTTAATTGATGATGCCAATACGCTCAGCCCCTTTCATATTCTTCAATTTCGGAGATATAGCTTCGATATTCTTCTTCCGAAATAACGCCTTCCTTGTATCTTCGCTCCACAATTGGCAGTGCTTTCTTTGCAATCTTATAAGCTGATTCAGGGTCTTCCCATTTTCCACCTTGGCGAACCGTTTCAAAACGGTCATAGGACCGGATAAAGTTTAGACACATACCTATCGTGAGGTTGTCCATGTCGACGGTGCTAAGCCCTCTGACGGTTAAACACGCTAACAGTTCTTCTGTTGTCATTGTGTCGCCATCAGAACTTGACCTAACACCGCTTACGCGTTTTTTCTATCAATTTTTAAGTCGTTAGATAAGATTTCTTCAATCTGAGAGAAAATGTCAAACACCGGAAATTCTTCAAACGAGTCAAGCCATTCGAGCGGTTCCGGAATAGAGTTATCAGCATTCTTTGCTAATGTCCACAGAATGTTGTACATTACTTCTAAATTGAATTTTTCAATATCGTAACTTACTACAGTATCTTTGCCTTTAACCTTCTTGGTCTGTACTGCTTCTTCCATTTGTGCAAGTTCGGCAAGAAATTCCTTGCCGAACTGCATTTTATAACGAAGCATCACGGCTCCGCTATTTCTAAATCTTACTTTCTTGCCGTCAATGGTAATTGTTTTTTCCATTATTCAGAACCCTCCTCGGTAGGAAGTGGTACCTGGTCAAGTAGGTCCATACCCTCAAATTCAGCTTTAACTAGATTATCAGACATTCTCTTTCTAGCAGCGATTTCAAATTCAGTCTGTTTAAAATCAAACTTGCCGTTTTCACTTGTTGAACCAGATAATTTAGGTCGTGAGGCTTGACAGTTGTAGTAGACTGTAGTCTTGCCTTTACCGTCTGTTGTTTCTTCAATGATTAGATAAGCAAAATAAGGCTTTGTAGAGCCGGCATATTCTGCTGTACCTTTAGTGTGTTTTTTATTACCAAGCCAAACTTCTTTCACTTTGTCAATAGCGTCAATAATAGTAGTCTTAATTGAGTAGCCACCATTTTCCTCTTGTGAATAAACACACTGACCATCGGCATAAACTTCTGATGAGTCGCCCTGAGGGTCAGCCTCAAATGAACTACAACCTGCTTCTGCTGAGTCTAACCATGTGATTTTTTCATATGTGTCCTTGGCTTTGCCTTCTGTCCATGTAGTAGTTAATAAGGCATAACCATTTTTTACAATCGTCTTTTTCAATTTATTTTCCTCCTTATAAAATAAAAAATCAGGCACTTGCAAAGTAATAAATTACTTCACAAATGCCTTCGTCTTGTATGTATATTTCGCCACTTGTTTCGTAAGTTCCACAAGTGGCATTTAATATTTCTTCAACTTTCTTTGCTGTTTCTGTATCGTTTTTGTCAAAATAAACCTCTAAGGCAATAGTTTCTTCTTTGTAAGCGATTGAACCATCAGCACAAGTACACTCAACCTCGTCTGTGACCCATATCGCGTATGGTGAATTTTGCTTTTGGCTAAATGACAAATGAGCACACGCTATTTTATTTATATTTAATTCTTTGATAACCTCTTTAAGTTTCGTTTTGCTCATTTTCATCAACCTTTCAAAATTTTTTCAACATCGTTTAAAAATTTAGGTACGATTTTTTCTTCGGCACTGCCAATGTGGGGATAAGCTTTAACTCTGCCGACTCCGCCTTTTTTTGCGTGACCTTTTTCGAGCAAATGGGTTAGCTGGTAATTTGTAGCATTGTGCACGATAACAGTATAATGACCATTTTGTTTTATTTTTTTCACACGCCAACCTTTTTTATAATCACCGGTTTTGACTGGTGAAGTGCTTTTTAATTCGTCACGCAAAATTTTTGCGTCATTTTGAATAACTTGTTCAAGTTCTTCTGTGACTTCTTCTGTGTAAGTGTTCATTTGCTTTGCGATTTCATCAGCAAAACTACTAACATCAATATTCATTTTGTACACCATCGACAAGTTGGGTTGAAAGATAAAGCTCTAACTTATCTTTAGTTTTTTGATAAGTGCGATAAATATAGTATACTTTATCATCAACTTTAACTTTGTTTTCGTTGTTGTAGTCAACTGCGAAAACTAAAATCATCAGCTGAGGTTTTAAACCTGCTTCGCTTGCCTTAAAAAATTCGTTTTGCGTAACAGATTTTTTGTTGCAGAAAATTTGTTTTTCTACTGTAATGATTTTTTCGTTGCCTAGTTCGTCAAAATCAATATTTTCACTTATTAAAGTTGCGACAGAATCAAACATTGCTATCAATCCCTTTACGGTTTGCAATTGCGTCCCTTAATTTTTCGTACTGTTGAATAAACCTTTCGTCGCCATCACCAAAATTACCTTTGCAGTAAAAAACAATTGCTTGAGTGATTAACGCAGAATTTGTTGAAGATATTGATACTCCTGCTCCTTGTAAATCCAAAGTGCAAGAGTCAATTAACATTGATATTTCGTTGTCAAATACATCTGCTGTTAGTCGCAATGATAGTTTGACCACCTTAATCATATCTTGTGAGGCCATTATTTAACCTCCTTGTTTAAATTACGCAGATTTCTTTACTAACTTAACTAGACTATCAGTTCTGACTGCCTTGCCATCTGCAAGCATAACCATATCCAGCACCTTGTTATGAGTATCATTGTCAATGTAGATATTAGTTGTAAGACTTAGCGCCTCGTTGAATACATAGTCTTTGAAGTCAAAGATAACGGCAAATGTAATATCGCTAGCTGGACTATCTGTATAACTCTTGATGGCGTCCTCGCTAATTGTATTTACGTTTCTGCCTAGTAGCTGGAACTGAGGCTTACCGTCTAGACCTAGATTAACTCTTGCAATTGGCTGACCGTTATTATCTGTCATACCAAGGAACTGGAAGAATGTAGCACGAGTCATTACATATTCTGCTGACTCACTGTATACATCTTCGACAAGTGTTTCTGCGCTAATTAGAGTTTTATAGTCTAGCTTACCTGTTTTAGTCACATTAATGACCTTGTCTGTACTTTCCTGAAGAATGCCCTTAGGACATCCAGTGCCGGAACCGTTAATAATAGCCTTATCAATCATCTTAACCATTGCCTGAGCCATTAAATCCGTAAACTGACTTTCGAAAATTTCAAGGCTTGTTACCTGCATAAATAGAGAGAATGAAACCTTGCAGTTTAGCTTGTGTGCCATAAATGTAATCTTGCTTGTTTCAATTTTCTGCTTGTCAGCACCCTTGTCTTCGTCAACCCAACTTGCTTCCGGCTTAACTGCTAGAGTTGGAAAAGCGATAGCAGACTCGTAGTTAGTCTTAAATACTTTAGCATAGAAAGTACCGTAATTTTCAAGTTTAGTAATAATCTGCTCATAAAGTGTAGTCGGAACGATAGAACCGGCAGTACTAGAAGTTGTTACGTCATTTCTAAATCTAGCCGGGATTTCTGTGCCATGCTGAACAAAGTTCATAAATGCCTTTCGGTATTCTACACTAGCAAAAATGTTAGTAGGCTCTTCGTTTTTACCTACATCACCTGTGAGTGGTAGTGGTGCAGGTGCCTGCTTGTTGTCTAGTGCATTTAGATTAGCCTGTACCTGTGCAAACTTATCAAACTCAGTGTCTAGATTTTCAATCTTTGCAACAAGTTCGCTAGCCTTGTCTAGTTCGCCGTTTTCGTTTGCCTTGTTAGCTTCGTTGATTAGATTTATTCTCTGTTCGAGATAGTCTTTTTTGTTCTTAAATTTCATTTTAAAATTCCTTTCTCTGCTTTAGATTTAGCAGTTCAATTTTGATTTGATTTTCTTTCTTTTTCTTTTGCATTTTTGCAATTTTTGCCGGTGAAATCATACCACCGACCGCAGCAACAAAAGATAAGTTAGCGTTGTTGCTATTTTGCTTATTTTCAATAATCTTGTCGCAAAAGCCCTTATCGACTGCTTCTTCTGCTGTAAGCCAAGTTTCTTTATTCATCAATGCGAGTAACTCGCTTTCTGCCATACCGGTTTTTAGTCGATAAGCGTTAGAAATTGATTTGTTGCATTTTTTCAAAACTTCTGCTTCGTGCTGATGATCCCGATTATCGCCGTATAGACCACTTGAAACATTGTGAATCATCATTAACGCAGTTGGTGCAATTTCACTGTAACCTGCACAAGCGATAACACTTGCAGCACTTGCCGCAATACCTACAATTTTGATAGTAACATTACCGTCATAGTTATTGAGCAATTGGAAAATCTCGCTTGCAGTAAACATATCGCCACCACCGGAATTGATATTAACTGTAACATCATCACCATTAGCGTTCTTTAATTCTTGAGCAATACGATTAGCACTTGTACAGTCTTCGCCAAAGAATTTATAGATCCACTCTTCTGAATTATTGACGATTGGACCTTTAATGTTAATCTCTGTCATTATTCATCACCTCCTTCGTCGTCACCGTTTGGAGCTGGCTCAGGGTCAACTACTGTTGCCGTATCAAGTCGGCGAATAGGGTTATCGCCACCCGGTACCGGACCAAGTCCAAGGGTTTCTCTCCATTCATTAACTGTCAATGCACCTCTGTCAACTAAATTCATAAACTGCAACTTGCTCGACAATGATGCACCTTGCAGATTAAATGAGCCGACGGAAATTCTATTCCCAGAACCTCTTTGCCTTCTAGTAAATAACTTTCTTGTCATTTCCTCTTGAAGTGCTTTGATGAAAGGTTCTATCTCTGCTTCGTAGTAAGCATTTTCTTCATCTTCATTTGCAGTCGATTGCAAAATCTTTTCAGACATTCCAAATAAAGATAAAATTCTTGTTCGGGTCTTTTCCATCTGCGTTGCGTTCGGTACATAGTCTTGTGCGTTAATCTGAGTTGCGTCTGCTTTTGCATCCACCGCAGCTACGCCGACAGAATCACTTGAAATATTCAAATAGTTATCAGCAAACTGCTGTGCGTTCGTTTTCAAGTCCTCATCACGCATTGAAGTTGTGTATTTCAATAACCAGCGAATTACTGAGCTATTTTTGATAGCGTTGATAATGCCTCGATCTGTAGTTTCCACAACTTCCATAAGTGGGGAAAGCGACTTAGCTCTACTAGTGCCGAAAATATCGTCAAAAGCAAAGTCACCGCGAATATGAATAATATCTCGATCAGATACAGATAGTCTTTTTCCTCTCGGAAAATTGAAAGTATAGTACAGATTTCCTTGCTTGTCTGTATCTGCTGTAGCAGATACGCAAGAAATTGGGAAGAGTTCGCAAGGCATATCATTTTCATCACGCAAGATAAGAATATGTAGGTTCTGTGTCAGGTCCATAATTGCTGAACACTTCTTGAGAAAGTCTGTAATGCACATATACCTGTTTGGTTCTTCCAATAAGAAACGCATATATGGTTCAGGGTTAATCTGTAACACCTTATTACCGTTTTCATTTGTTGAACTTCTTATATGGTTGATGGTAAGTTTCGCTATTCTCTTTGCTTTTGCGTTGATACAAGATCTGACAATGTCGTTTTCATAGGGGCTAAAGCCCCAGGTCGAAAATACATTGTTGTCCTTGATTACGTCAACTCTACTGATTTTTTTGACCTTGCCGGTAAAAAAGTTTTTAAATCTATCAGTTATCTTCAATATCTCACCACCTTTCAGCAAAACATTAATTATATTAAAGTCATATATTCATCACGATTATTGCATAGGACGGTATAGGCATCTAGCAATGCTGCTGTACCGTCAATTCTTCTTGTAGCCTTGCTAGTCTTTGCCGGCTGAATGTTACCGTTAATATCTTCATCAATAGCGGTGTTAGATAAACACCACTTGTCAATAGGATTATTGTTGTACACTATGAGTTTTTTCTGTAGGTCGGCTTTTAGGTTTTTCATTGGGTTTGACAATGTTTTCTTACCTTGGATGACCGGCACCATAACATCACCAAAGGTGTTTTTCATTTCGTCCACCCAATAGACTGCGGACCAAGAGTCATAGCCTACTTTGTAAATATAAATGTCAAGTTTATTCTGCACTTCTGCAAACCATTCCGTCACACATTTAGCATTGATTTTGTTTCCAGGCGAAAGCCTCATATATCCTTTATCAACCCATATATCGTAAGGAATTCTATCTTCCTTTACTTTCTTGTCAAGCAAGTCAGCAGGGATCCAGTACATTGACAAGCAGTAAATATGCTCATCATTTGGCACACAAAACAATACCTTTGCTGCTGTAAGGTCGGTAGTGCTTGATAAGTCAGCACCACCAATGCCGTATCTTGGTTTTAGTTCTTTAACACCAAATGTTTTCTCGTTGTTTAATTCTTCAAATGTCAGCCAACTTTGGACTGAGGTTTCAGGGATATTAAATTCTTTACACAAGAGATTTTTAACAAGCTCAGTTTTGTTCTTCGCTTTGTCAACTTTATCTCTTAGTGTAGATAATTTTTTGATATTTCCTAAGCCTGGGTTTGCTTTCTTCCAACAATTCGGGTCGGTCCATTCCTCACGCTTGTCTAGTTCATAGATAACATAAAGACTATGTTCGTCTTTAAAGCCATTATCGTCAAACAAGCCATTAATAGCATTCTTGGCATCGTCATATATATCGTCATATATATCATTACGGATAGTTCCGGCGGTAGTGGTTATAAGCACAAGTGGCTGTTCTCTGCCTGCCGTACCGTCTGACATAATATCAAATAAGGCTCTGCCATTCTTCCACTGATGGAGTTCGTCCATCAAACAACAATGGACATTCAAACCGTCAAGAGTATCACTATCGGATGCCAACGGCTTAAATATTCCGCAATTATATTCTTCTGACGAAAGTTCGTTATGTAAAGTCTTGATTTTCTCAAGTAGAAATTCAGACTTGCGAACCATTCTTTTCGCTTCTTGCCATATAATTTTTGCCTGATCTTTCTTAGTTGCTACTGCATACACTTCCGGGCCAGGTTCACCGTCTGCGATTAACATATACAATCCGACAATTGAGGCTAGTAGAGATTTACCATTTTTCTTAGCGACGATTAAAACGGATAAGTTATATTTCCTAAGACCATCAATACCGACAAAGCCAAATGTAGCAGCTAACCACGCCTTTTCCCATAATTCGAGTTTGACAAGTTGACCACCAAATTTGCCCTTTGAGTTTCTGCAAAAATTTTCAGCAAATTCTAAAATATGGTTGGCTCTTTTGTTGCTATAGAAATACTCTCCAGGGTGTTCAACATCCCAAGCGAGTTTTTTATAAACAATTCTAACTTTTTCTGAAACAACTTCTTCGCCACTCTCGATTTTTTCCCGATACTCTAAAACTGGGTTATAATTTAGAGGGTATTTTATAAATTTTCTACTCATATTTCATCACGAGAATTTACAAAATCGTCTAAAAAGTCAATTTTTTCAGTTGGTTTTTCAACGGCTTTCGGTAGCATATCATCAAGTTGTTTGATGAATTTTAAATAGTTCCCGGTCATAGTATTATACAAATCTGCCTCGGGTCTTCGGCGAGAATAAGGAGTTTGATTTTCAGATTGACTAAACATTTCTGTCGTTCCATTCTCTTTCAAATCTTCAGCAAGATATTTCAGTGTTACTCGGACAAAAGCAGCATTTTCAATCAAGCCGGGGATGAGGTCTTTTCTTTTAACATCAATGTCTTTGTAGATTTCCTCAAGTCGCTTTATTTCTTTCTTGACCTCCCTTTGCTTTTTCTTCGTTAGATCAACTCCTGCCATATCTGCTCAACTCCTTCCTGAAAAAAAGGGAGGGGGGTCATATGTGCGAGGTACGTATTTTTTTGAAC